CCGCCTGGTGGATATCGTGCTGGCGGAGGCCCGATTCTCCAACCCGATCCTCCGCAACCCGCCGCCCAACGTCAGCTACCAGTGGACCTGGCCGGCGAGGCCACACGTCGATCCGCTCAAGGAAGCCGCGGCCGGCGAGAAGCGGCTGGCAACCCGGCAGTCGAGCCTGACCGCCGAGTTGGCCGAGCGCGGCGTCTCCATCGACACGCACATCGGCACGCTGGCACGCGAGCAGCGAAAGTTTGAGGCCGCCGGGCTCGCCCTGCCGTCCTACATGCTGGGTCCCGCGGCAACGCCTGGACAGCCAGCCGCCGCGGACGATGAGGACCAGGCTGATGAAGACCGCCGAAAACCGCGCGCCAATGCATCCAAGGAGAGCTAGACCAATGCCTGACCGCCTGACGATCCGCGAAACGCCCGCCGCCGCGCTCGACCTGACTGAGCGTGCATTCTGCCTCCGCTCAGAATCGGCCGACGAAGCGACGCGATCCGTCGAGGCCGTGATTGCGACGGACCAGCCGGTCACCGTCTACGACTACCGCACGGGCGAGATCGTCGACGAGGTCCTCCGCATGGACGGCGCGTCGATTCCCGATCGCGTGCCGATGTTGGCCAACCACTCGCGCTATTCGCTCGATGACATTTTCGGGTCGGCGCGAAACATCACGGTCGGCAAGCACGAGGCCACCGGCAGACTCTATTTCGCCGAGGGCGATCCGGACGCTGAGAGGGCCTGGCAGAAGGTCCGCGGCGGCCACATCCGCGACGTGTCGGCAGGCTATCGCTCGATCAAGTACACCGATATCCGACCAGGCCAGTCGGCCGTGGTCGCCGGCAAGACGTACACCGCCAAGGGTCGCACGTTACGAGTCACGACCCAGTGGGAGTTGCGAGAGGTTTCTTTGGTCCCGATCGGCGCAGACTCGCGCAGCAAGATTCGGGGCGATCATTTTCACGGAGACGTTAACATGCCCCCGAAACTACGTGCCTACCTGGAGTCGATCGGACTCCGCGCCGAAGCGACGGACGCCGAGGCGCAGACCTTCCTGGCCGGACTCACTGGCGACCAGCGGGCTCGCGCCGACGCGATCACCGCCGAGACCACGCGGACCGACCCGGCGCCGCCGGCCGATCCTCCGGCCCCGGCCCCGACACCGACGCCCCCCGCCCCCACGCCACCCGCGGATCCGCCCGAGCCTCCGCCCACCGTGGAGGAAGCCGCGCGGCGAGCCGTGGCCGCCGAGCGCGACCGTGTCCGCGAGATCACCAGGCTGGCCGGGACCGACGTGTCGCCCGAGCTGCGGCAGCGCGCGATTGACGAGGGCTGGGATATGGCCCGGGCCTCGCAGGAGTTCCTCGGCGACGTTCGCCGCCGCGGCCCCGCGACCGATCCGGCGCAAGTGCCCTACCATCCGACCGCGCAGACCGTGCGGCCGTCGGCCATCAACGCCACCGCGCGCAGCCTGGCCGCCGGGCTGATGATCGCGACCGGGATTTCCGATCCCACCAAGCACGTCGCCCACTCCGGCCGCCGCGACCCGATCCCCACGGACCGGATCACGGAGAAGGAAGCCGAGATCGGCCAGCGGATGGCTCGCATGTCGGCAATCGACATCCTCCGCGAGTGTGTCAGGCAGGACACGGGCCGCCTCTACTGGGACCCGGGCGAAGCGTTCGACGCCTTGCGAGCCGCCACCTCGGGCGGGACCTTGGCGCACGTGTTCTCCACGAGCGTCTACGCGAAGATCGTCGAGGGCTGGAACGAGGAGCCCGACACGACACTCTGGTGCGATACCGAGGACGTGGCCAACTTCATGACGCAGGAGGACATCTCTTTGGAGGGCGGGAGCAACCTCCGCGTGCTGCCCCGTGGCGGGACCGCGACGGACGCCCAGCTCGCCGATAGCCGCGAGACCTACCGGATCGCCCGATTCGCCCGCAAGTGGACTGTCGACGAGCAGGACGTGATCGACGACCGGCTCGGCGCGATCATGCGGATGCCTCAGGAGATGGGCAGCGCTGCTCGCCGACTGCGGCCCGACCTGGTGTATTCGCTGCTGTTGGCCAACCCGAAGCTGGCCGACGGTGGGGCCTTGTTCAACAACACCGCTGTGACCACCGCCGGCGGCCACAAGAACCTGACAACCGCCGCGCTGGGCGCCGCGGGCCTCAAGGCAGCCATCGACGCGATGGGGGCCTACCGCACGGCCGACAACGCCGTGCTGAACATCAGGCCGCGGTACCTGATCGTGCCGGCGGCGCTTCAGTGGACGGCCAAGGAGCTGCTGACCTCGACGTCGCAGGGCTTCACGGCCGCCGCCACGGCTGCCACGCCGGAACAGTTCTACACGATCAACATCCTCAACGGCGCGGTTGAGACGCTGATCGTCGACGACCGGATCGGCGCCGGCGGCTGCTGGAACCCGTTGACGCAGAAGGTCGTGGCCGGCGCCGCGACCAAGTGGTACCTCTCCGCGGGCGGACCGCGGACGATCCGCGTCGCCTACCGCCGCGGGACGAACCGCCTCCCGGTGCTCCGCTCCTACTCGCTCGATCAGGGCCAGTGGGGAATGAGCTGGGACATCAACATGGACATCGGCGCGGCCGCGATGGACTACCGCGGCCTGCACCACTCGACCGGCGCCGGGTGATAGCCGGCGTTTCCCGGGCCGGCCGGCTGTTCCTTTTCCAGCCGGCCGGCCGCCCCTTTCCGACTTTTGCGATCGAACTCGAATAAAGGATTCAAATCATGAGCGAAGCTGCTCTATACAAGGACGCGGATACGATCACGATCCTCGCTCCTGCTGCCCTGGCCAGCGGCCAGGTGGTGCAATTGCCCGACGGCCGCGCCGGGTACGTGATGGGACTCAAGGCCGTCGCCGCGGGCGACCCGGTCGAAATCCAGGTCGGTGGCCAGGCTGTCGTGGCCAAGACCGCCAACGTCGAGATTCTCCCCGGCGATGAGCTGCGCTGGGACCGATCGGCCAACACGGCCACGCCGCTCCACGCGATCGCCGACGCCGATTTCGTGATCGGCACTGCGGTCGATGGCGCAGCAGCGGCCGACACGACCGTGGTTGTCGTGCTGAACAAGCGGCCGGTCTACCAGATCGACATTTTCCGCGACCGGTCGGATAGCGTGATCGTCAAGACGGCAGGCACGCCGTCGCTCACGTGGACGCCCGGTTGCGCGACCCTCGCCTTGAGCGCGACCGACGAGATTCAGAAGGTGGACGTATTGTCGGCCGCCGCAATCCCGGTCGGCGTGCCGTTCATTGCCGAGGGCCGCGTGGCGGCCTTTGACATCGGCGATGATGCCGCGCTCGACTTCAACGTCGGCGTGGCCAACGGCACCCACGCGAGCGACGCCGACGAAATCGCCGAATCGGTGTTTTTCCACCTCGATGGCAGTGCGCTCGACATCAAGGCCGAGAGTGACGACGGGACCACCGAGGTGGCGGCTACCGACACGCTGGTGAACGCGGTCGACGACACGTTCTTCGATTTCCGGATCGATGCACGAGACTTGACCGACATCAAGCTCTACATCAACGGCGCGCGCGTACTGGCCGCCAAGACGTTCAAGCTCGACAAAGCCACCGGCCCGTTCAAGCTCCTGGTCCACCTGGAAAAGACCAAGAACGACACGCCCGGCGACTTCCGCGTGACCCACCTGGCGATCCGCACGATGGACGTTGCCGCCTGACCCTGATTTCGCGAGCTGCCCCATGTCGTTTGACGCAGATTTCGCCGCAGCCAACGACCTCCTCGCCGAGGCTTTCGGCGGGGAGGTATCGTTGGTCCGCGGCGGTGCGACGACGGAGGGCGTCATAGGGCAGTTACTGCTGAATACCTACAGCGGCGAAAACAACGAGGGGATCACGATCACGGTCCAGATGACCGATTTCGTGATCGCCAGGAAGGATTACCAGTTTGGCGAAGGTCCGGTCGAGCCCCGCAAGGGCGACCGGATCACCAAGCAGATCGCCGGCGTCGAGAATACCTTCGAGGTGACGCCGGCGCCGGACGGCCGGGCCGTCGAATGGGCAGACCCGGGCGGCGACGAATGGCTGATCCACACGCGACGAGTAGGACCGTAGACGATGCAATCCGAGATCGAGCGAGTAGCACAGGCCCTCTGCGACGAGATGGCGAAAGCCGTCTTCTCGCTGGAGTTTGTGCCGCAGATCAACTACGACGCCCAGCTCGAGCTGGAGGACGCCGCGACCCTCCACGTGGATATCGTGCCGGTCAAGGCCGAGCCGGCGGAGCAGGATCGCGGATCGATCGCGTGGACACACTCGATCGACATCGGAATCCGGATGCGGTTCGGCACAGAGCATCAAGACTCCAAGACCGGCCGCATCCAGACGCAGCACGTTAACAGCCTGATGTGCCTGGAGCAGGAGATCATCACCTGGCTGTTCGCGCAGAGCCGCCTGGCCGCTGCGCTTGACCAGTCGGCAATCGTGATGACCGGCGACCCAGCCGTGCGCGTGGCATGGGTTCCCAAGCACATGCACGAGTGGAATCAATTCACGGGGATTATCCGCGTCGCGTATTTCACGGAAACGGACACCCCCGACACCATTCAGCTCAAGCAGGACCCGGAGGTCCCGGAGGACCCGGAGGACCCGGACCCTCCACCGGAAGGCGATGGTTAACTTCCACGCAAAACTCGACCTCGCACGCATGGCCGTGCTGAAGAAGCGCGCCGAGCAAGGCGCCTTCCGATCGCTCGGCCACGCAGCGGCATCGATCCGAGCGACCGCCAGGCGGCTGGTTGTTCGCTCGCGGAAGGCGGCTCCACCGGGCGAGCCGGCCCACACCCGAGGCAGAGGCAAACGCGGCGACGCGATCCTGTTTGCAGTCGATCGCGACCGCGAAGTCGCCGTGATCGGCTTCACCCACGCCGTCTTCGGCGAGGCGATGAGCGCGCACGAACACGGCGGCGCCTATATGGGCGACGACTTTCCCCAGCGTCCGACCATGGGGCCGGCGCTCAACGTCAACATCGTACGATTCGCCGATGAGTTTCGCGGCTCGATCGGCGAGTAAGGAGATATCCAATGCTCGGCAAACACTGCAAAGTCTATTACCTGTCGGCGGGCGATCGCGAGAGTTGGGGGGATGTCAACAGCAATACCGGCCGCGCAACAGACGTGGCACCGGCAGACCTCGACGAGATCAAGTCCGTCAAGGACTTGACACTACCGGGTGAGCGCGACGCGGCGGAGTCCAGCGACCGCGGCGCAGACGCCAAGACGGAGGACGTCGGCGCTTGGGGCGGCCGACTCACCCTGACGCTCAACCACCGCACCAGCGATGACGCGCGGGTCGCCTTGGAGGCCGCGTTTATCACGCGAGCCCCGATCGCCCTGGCCATTCTCAACGGCGACAAGGACGTCGGCGGCGTCACCGGCCTCTGGGCCGATTTCCTCGTCGTGAAATTCGAGGAATCGCAGCCGGAGAAAGAACACGTCACGTACAGCGTCGAGCTGGCCATCTATGACGTGCCGGGCGCCACGGTCGTGCCACCGGAATGGGTCGAGTGCGTGGAGCCGGCGACTCCCTGAGAAATAATCCCCGCGATTGAAACCACGTAGGAGACCTGAGCCATGCTCGGCAAACACTGCAAAGCCTATTACCTCGCCACCGCTCGCGCGAGCTGGGGCTCGCTTGATGCGACAAGCGGCCGATACAAGGGCGCGGCGCCGGCCGGCCTGACGGAGATCAAATCCGCCAAGGACATCACCGTGCCAGGCGAGCGCGACGCCGCCGAGGCCTCGGACCGCGGAGCCGATCACAAAAGCGAGGACACCGGCGCTTGGGGCGGCCGCGTGACCCTCACGCTCAATCACCGACACACCGACACGGCCAGGCAGGCAATCAACAAGGCCTTTATCACCAACAAGCCGATTCCGATTGCCATTCTCAACGGCGACAAGGCCACCTCGGGCGTGACTGGCCTCTGGGCGGAATTCAAGGTCGTCAAGTGGGAGGAATCCCAGCCCGAGAAAGAACACGTCACGTACAGCGTCGAGCTGGCGCTCTACGACGGACCCGACGGGGCGGGAATCGCCCCTCAGTGGGTCCAAGTCAGCTAATCGGCGAGGAAACCAATGCAGGCATTCACCGACGCCAAGGAGCGGACTTGGCTCCTGGCGGTCAACTCCGAGACGGTTGAGCGGGTGCGCGCCGAGGTCGGCGTCGACCTGCTCGAGTACGGGATGCACTCCGAGACCGAGGACCCGCGCGAGGTCCTGCAATTCAAGGTCCGCGCCGATCCGGTCTTGCTGTGCAAGATTCTGTATTCGCTGATCCGCCACCAGGCCGAGGCGATCGACGTCGGCTACACCCAGTTCGCCGAGGCCATGACCGGGCAGGCTCTCTGGGAGTCGATCGCCAAGCTCGAGGAGGACGTCGTAAATTTTACGTTGAGCCCCGAACTCCGCGAGGCGAAGAGGCTCGCGACGCGGAAGCTCGCGGAGCTGCTGGACAAGACGCACCGGATGGCGAGGGAGACGGTGGAGCGGACGGTCCGCGATCCGAGGATAGACTCAGCGCACGAGAGAGAGCTGCGGAGACTCGCCGACAGATCTACGAGTTTGCTGGAATCGCTGGACTTGACCCCGGACCAAGAACCTGGGGGCAACTGAGGGCCGCCGCGGAGGCCGCGGACAGGCGACACTGGGATCGGGCAGCGGAACTCTGGGCCGTGCTCGCCAACCAGTGGCGGACAGAGGGATCGCCGGTCTACACGCCGAGGATGATTCACCCCTACTACCCCGATCAAATTCCCGGGGCCACCGAGCCGCACATGCGGGTTACTCCAGACAACATCGACGCACTTTGCCAGGTGATTGTGAGCCGCCATGCCGAGCGCCAGTGACATCCGAGCCGGTAAGGCCTTCGTTGAGCTCTACACCAAGAACGGTCCGCTCTACAAAGGCCTGAAGGCCGCGCAGAAGCGAATCTCCGCCTGGGCCAAGGACATCAACTCCGCAGGCAAGAAGGTGTTTGGCCTCGGCGCAGCGATCACCGGCCCGATCATCGCCGCCAGCAAGGTCTTTGCGTCGCTCGGCGACACGGTGCAAAAGACGGCCGCACGCACGGGGATTGCCGCCGAGGCGATATCAGAGCTTAGCTTCGCCGCCGGCATGAGCGGCACCGACTTGACGACCGTTGAGGCCGCAATTCGCAGGATGCAACGGAGCCTGACTGACGCTGCACGCGGACTCTCCACGCCAGTGCAGGCGCTGAACATGCTGGGGCTGAGTGTGGCGCAGTTGCAGCGTCTGTCGCCAGAGGCGCAATTCCAGGCGATCGCCGACGGCATCGCGGCCATCGACGACCCGAGTCGCAAGGCGGCCGCGGCAATGATGCTCCTGGGCCGCTCCGGCACAATGCTCCTGCCGATGCTCGACGAGATGACCGAGCTCCGCCAGCAGGCCCGAGACCTCGGGCTGATAATCTCCACAGAAGACGCGGATCGGGCCGCGCTGTTCAATGACCAGCTCGACATCCTCCGTCGTGTCTTGATGCAGGGGCTTTTCGCCGCCGGCTCTTCCGTGGCCGACGTGCTGGGCGAGTTGACGATGAAGATCGTCAAGGTGGTGACGACGGCAACCACCTGGATCAAGGAGAACAAAACACTTTTCGCCTCACTGCTGAAGCTCGGCGCGATCGTCAGCGGCGTGGGTGCCGGACTGATTGCCGTCGGCACGATCGGCGCCGGCTTTGCGGGCCTCCTCGGCGGCCTGGCCAGCGCCGTTACCATGGTCGGCGGCGTCTTTTCGACGATCGGCTCCGTGCTCGGCTTCCTCGTGTCGCCGATCGGCCTGGTCATAGCCGCGCTGGCGGGTCTCGCCGTCTGGTGGGCCAAGTCGGGATACTCCGCACGCGAGGCCGCGGCCGCGATCGGCAACGCGCTCGCGTCTGCCTGGCAGTGGGCTGCCGACTCGCTCGCGCAGGCCGCGCAGTGGATGGCCGGCGCATTTACCACCATTGTCGATTCGGCGAAATCGACTGCGCTTGCCGTCGGCGGCTGGCTCGCCTCGGCCTGGGAGGGAATCGCTGGGGCGGTCTCCGGCGGCGCCGGAGCGATGACCTCGGCCCTCGACGGCGTGCGCGCCAAGTTCGGCGAGATTCTCACATTCGCGCAGGACGTGTTTGCAGGCATCGGCGACGCGATGGCCGCCGGCGATCTCACGCTCGCCGCCGAGGTGCTCTGGGCCGGGATCAAGCTCGCGTGGGCCACCGGCATGGAGTGGATCCGTACCCAATGGGCTGAGCTACGCTTCGACCTGGAGAGCATCTGGGGCCAGGCCGCCTTCGGAGTCTTGGATACGCTGAACTGGCTCTGGTCCGAGATGGTGGACGGCTTCTGGAAGGTGGCCGACTCGATCGTCGACGCCTGGAAATCCGCGGAGAAGTCCCTCTCCGGACTGTTCGCCAAGGTTTACGCTTGGCTTTACGACCTCGACCCCAACGAGGTGCTCGCCAACCTCGAACAGGACTATGCACGCCAGCAGGCAGGCCGCGACACCGGCCGCGCCGATCGCGACGCGGCGAACAAGGCCGCCACCGCCGCACGCTACCAGGCCATCGAGGCCGCGCGCCAGCAGTGGGGCAAGGACGCTGCCGCCAAGCGCGACGAGCGGCTCGCTTCGGCGAGCGGAGACCTCGACGACGCGCGCAAGAAATACGCCGAGGCACGCGAGGCCGCGGCGAAGGCCCGGGCCGCGGCCGAGAAAGAGAAGGCCGACGGCCAGGACAAGGACAAGAAGCTCGGCGGCCCCGGCGGACTGCCCGCAATGGCCGCCGCCGATGGAGGCCTGGCAAAATCCTCCGGCTTCGGCTCACTCGAGTCCTACCAGGCAATGGTCGGTCGGCCCGACCCGAGCCTTCAGACGCTGAAGGAAATGAAACGCTTTCTCGCGGATATTCGGCGGAACACCGGCAAGAAGGAAGTGGTCAAGGAGGCGGTTCCACCGGCACGATAATGGCAGTCATCCGCGTAGCACCCAAGAGAGGCACCGGCGAAGGCCTGGCCAACGACCAGTGGGAAAACGCCTATACACTGGTGCTCAACGTCTGGACCAACGATCCGGACGACGGCCCGGCGGTCATCCTTTCATCGCCGCTCGTGCCCAAGGTCGGCGACGAGTACGCGACCGGCAATGACTACGACCCGGGCAGCTTCTGCCGGACGGTGACCCCGCGCAGGGACAGCTCCGTCGACACGCTCTGGGAGGTGACGTGCGAATATCGCAACATCCCGCCGGAGTCCGTGGAGCCGAACCCAGTCCTTCGCCCTGCCGTCTTCGACTGGTCGAATCGTCGCGAGGAATTCTTCTTCCCGCGCGACAGCCGCGGCAATTGGTACCGGACCCCGGCTGGAGTGCCACTCGAGAAGCCGCCGCCAACGCGCCTGAGCCTGCTGATCCTGACGATCACCAAAAACGTGACCAATTACAACGCGCTCGCGATGAACGCCGCCCAGGACGCCGTCAATACAGCGCCGTTTCTCGGCTTTGCTCCGGGCTACGCCAAGGTCGAGGACATCGTACCGTCCAAGCTCCAGCGAGAGGGCAATTGGTCCTATTACACAATGGAGACCGTCATCGCCTTCCGCCGCATCCCCTGGCACCCGCACTACGAGGTGGCGAAAGGTCGACAGTACAAGACGGGCGAGGGCGACCTGCTGCCGACGGACGCAGGCGGCGTCTACGACGACCACGAGGTCTACCTTGATGCGGACGGCAAGCAGACCGACACGCCCTACATGCTCGAATTCTATCCCTACCCCGAGATGAACTTCTCGCTCCTCGCGCAGTTCACCGGGGTATTGGCTTAACGGAGCCCTCCCGTGAGTACACCATCCACCCATCGCGGCAACCACGAATTCACCGGCACCGTCACCTTCCGCGGCGCGGCGCACCTGCCAGCAGGCGCCGTCGGCGACGCCCAGGTCCAGCACGATCCGCTCGCGCCGATCGCGGCCGAGAAGGTCGAGCGGGAATTCAGCTTCGGTAAGTCCACTCAGGTCGGCGCGGCCGTCGAGGGCTTTTCGGAGATCGTCCACATCCCGCGCAACGCCGGCGAGCTGGTCGCCGTCGAGATCGCCGTCGAAACTGCGCCGACGGGCGACAACACGATCACGATCGACGTGGAGAAGTGGACCGGCACGGCCTGGTCGAGCCTCCTGGCGGCCGCCGAGGGCGTCGACGCCGCGTATGCGGCAAACACGCCGGTCGCCGTCACGCTCGCCGAGACGCACACGTTTGCCGACGGGGAACTGATCCGGATCACCGGAGCGATCAGCGGATCGACCGGCACGCACGCCGAGGGACTCCGGGTCCAGGTGACCGCACGCGAGAAGCCTTGACCGGGGGCCTCCGATGGCCAATCTGTACGCATTCAGCCGCGAGACCGTCGCACGCATCTGGCGGGCCGTGCTCTACGTGGAGCGGGCCTTCCTGGCCGCCGGCCAGCCGACCGCGCGCAGCCGACGCCTGCCGCGGACGTATCGCCGCTTCACCCTCACCGAGACCCTCAACGCCGGCAGCTCGGCCGCCGTCACCTGGTCGGACGACGACACCGAGGGCGAAGTCACCGACCCGGACAAATGCTGCTACGGCCTGATCGGCGAGACCGGCGAGGCCTACGCCGCGCCGACCGACGACGGGATCGAGTGGCGAGTCTCGAAGAACCCCGGCCAGCCCGCCTACCCAGGCACCCTGGCCGCCGACACGACGAGCTCGCCGACGACCGTCAACGTCACGATCGAGGGGGAGACTCGCGAGGTCTCTTGCGTGCTACGGATGCTGCCGGCGACCGGCAAGAAGTACGCCGCGGGAACCATGGTTTACGTCGTCCACTTCCGGGGCCAGTGGCATATCGTTTCCGTGCTCGATTGCACCGTGACTGCTTAGGAGAACCGGATGCCCGAAACAGTCTACGGGTGGTCCTGCTGTGAACTTTGCGAGTGCGACTGTGAAAACTGCGCGCCGATCGACGGCGAATACATCAACAATGCGCCGTGCTGCTGGCACGTCGCCATAAGCGGGATAGTGGCCACCGACCCCGAAGACTGCAAAGACTGTGAAAAGCTCAACGGCAAGTATTACTTGCGTCAAGATTCCGGCAGCGCGGCAGACCCTTGCCTCTGGGTTGGCACCGCGTGCTATTGCGAGACGGACCAAATAACGCTTGAAGTCCTGCATGAGTCTGAAAACTACAAGATCCGGGTCACGCTCGGAGACTACGTCTGGGAAAAGGACTATGGCAGCTCCCCACCTAACTGCTGTAGCCTCTCCTCGGACCAGCTCACTTTGGTGTCCGGGGGCTCTGGTTGCGATGCGACAGCATCGAGCTGCTCCATTGCACCGATAGGCGACTCCCGATATTGCCCAAGCACGATTGAGGTCACATTCGATGGGGTTGAGTCTGTGGATTGCGACTGCATCCACTGTCACTACCTGAACACCACGGCCTTTCGACTGATCGGCAACCCAATCAATGGATGGAGCGGCAGCCTCTGCCAGGGCAGTATTCCCTACAGTCTTTGTGACTTCGACTGGATGGTCGCAAGGTGGGTAAATTTAGGCGACGGGGCCTTTCGCTTTGAGCTGCGTATACAAAACAAAGCAAACCCAATGCCATCTCCTTGGATTGTCTGGAAGAAAGACTTTACCGCCGAGGAGTTCGAGGATTGGACAAGCTTCGATGGAGCCACCTTGGCTTTCTCCGAGGCCGGCGACTTCACCGACGGAAGTTGCACGGCAACCGAAAGTACCGCTGTGGCATCCCTGGTCAGCCTCCAGGCCCTCTGTCCTGCGCCTGAATGTACGGCAGAGCCCCCTACCGGCCATATCTGTTACTGCTACCAGGAATCAAAACCCACCAAGGTGCTTGTGCGTGTTCCGAATGGGTACAGCTATGCAGATATTTCAGGAGAGTATTTGCTCGACCTTGCGTCTGTAAATAATTGTAGTCATTTAATAGATGTGGGAACCAACGACTGCGCAGACATCGGCAGGATACTTGTCTATTGGTGCGGAACGAGCAATCGCTACTGGGAAATCGAGATACGTCTAAGTCTGAAGACGGCGTTTGGAGAATACGGCTTCTTCGAGTTCAGGGCCGCAAAACCCACCTGCGAACAATGGGGGCTTAGATATGATTGCTGGTTTGGCGGCAAGGAGTTCGAGGTTCCATATTCCGCAAGGTCTGCTTGGTTCCAATGTCCCGGCGACTGGGACGGTTCGCCTATAACGATTGAGGCAATCGAGTGAGACGCTGCGAGTTCATTTATCGCAACGAGGTTTGGGTGTGCAGGGTCTGTAAAGTGCCAGCGCCGTATTTTCGCGGTGACAACCCAGAGAGGTTGTTTCGGCAGTGCCCAGCAAGCCCACTCAGCTACGAGCGAAACGGGGTGCGAGCACGTCCGCTGGCGACGGGCGGCGCGAAGGATGCGACCACAGGCCCTGGCACAGAACTGAAGGCCCTCTTGGCCAAATGGGGCATTGTGGAAACAGGCGGCTGTAACTGCCGGGCTATGGCCCGCAAAATGGACACATGGGGAGTTGACGGCTGCGAGGAGCACATGGACGAGATCCTCGACCACATGGAGGCCGAGGCAACGAAGCGAAGACTTCCTATTCCCTTCCGAAGGAGCCTGACCAAGCTGCTGGTCAATCGCGCCATCCGCAACGCCCGCAAGAAGCGGACACGGCCCGTGATTGACGCGCTGCGAAAAGAATCGGCCGACGAGTACATTACGACCGCCCAGCTCATGGAAGACACGTATGCCATGGTTCCGCACCTGCCGACGGGCATAGACGCCGTCGCCGGCTCGGCACGCTCGGGGATGCTCCCGGCAACTGCCCTGGCGTGCAGGCTCCACGTAGGCCTGTGGGCCGTGGATGGCCAGCATGTGACGCCTACCGGCCACGGCTGGCGATTGCAAGGGCAGGACGTGGGCCCGACCAAAATTCTTTTGGTTGAGGACACGGTGTTTCACGGGCGCACCATCGGGAGATGCAAGGAGGCCGTCCGCAAAGCCTTTCCTGACGCACAGATTATCACGGCCGCCGTCTATTGTCGCCCAGAGTCCCTCGAGCAGATCGACATTGCAGCCGTGAGCCTGCCTGGCCAACACTTCCTGGAGTGGAATCTCTTCAACTCAGCAGCAGCCGGCCGCTCGGCCTACGACTTTGACGGCATCTTTTGCGAGGACATTGCCAGGGAGGACGACGACGACGGCCCGCGATACCTGGAAGCAATCCGCAACGCCAAGCCGAAACACTATGTCCGTCGCGTGCCGATCCCAATGGTCCTTACAGCCCGACTGGAGAAATACCGGGACGAGACGGTGGCGTGGCTGGCCGGGCATGGAATGTCCGTCGCGAAACTCGTTATGTTCCCAGGTACGTTTGCAGAGCGCAGCCAGCCTGGTGCGGTTGCCCAATTCAAGGCAGGACATTACCAGCGTTCGCCGCTGCGGCTTTACATCGAGTCGAGCCCGCAACAGGCAACACAGATCGTCACACTCTCACGCAAGCCGGTTTTGTGCCCGGCGGCCGGAAAGGTATTCAGGCCATGATCTACAACCTAAAACGTCGGTTCGTCTTCGTTCACATTCCGCGCACTTCGGGCACGTCGATGACCAAGGCCCTGTGCATCCTGTTTCCCGACAGCTTTGTTGGCCGCTACAAGCTCAAGCATTACCGAGCGCGCGGCATCAAGCGCGAGTTGCTGCCGCAATGGCAGCGATACTTCCGTTTCTCCGTGATCCGCTCGCCGTGGGACATCATCGAAAGCGACTGGAGGCACACGCACTACAATCCGCTGGTCGGCGCATCCGATCGCCCGCCGAACATCGCCCCTTGGTGGTTTGACCACGTCCACGAAGTGGCGGCCATGACCTTTGACCAATTTGTCCAACGGAAATATCTCGACCCAAAGGGCCTCGTGGATCAGGGCGGCTTCTGGCAAACCTACTGCTGCGCGCACAACGGCAAAGACCTGGGCGTGACGCCGTTCTTGTTTACCGAGCTGAATCAAGCCTGGTACGCAATTTGCCACAACTTGGGCGTCGACGATCCGCCGCCGTACCCCCATGAAAACGCCGACACGGGCAACCCCCGCGGCGATTGGACGCCATCGCTGATTGACGCCGTGGGCGAGAAGTGCGCTGGCGATATTGAGCGATTCGGCTTCAAGCCGCCAGTGCAGCAATAAACAGCAACGCGAGAGGCTGCCGACGGCTGCGGACCTGCGCGAGATTGCCGCGATGGACGGCCGGGAATATTTCTACGTGCGGGTCGGGCACGGCCCGGGGCGGCCGATGACGCTGGCCGCGGACGGGACGATCGCCAAGGGGGCCGCCGGCTGCGAGCGGTACTGGACGCTGCGGTCGGGCGAGCTGCTGATCGCCGGCGACGACGGCCGGCTGACGATGGAACTGGGGCGCGACGGGGACGGGGTGTGGCGGGGCCGCTGGCTGCACCACGAGATGATGCCGGTGCTGCTGATCCCGTCCAGCTAGATCAGAGCGGCGGGCGCGGAAGGCCAAGTAGACCACATTGGCCGGCGGGCCATTTCGCAAGAAATAGGTCCTAGTCCTGCCTCACGCGCTCCGCGGCTCGGACTGCGGCACCCACCGGACCATCCACCGGCAAAGACGGCGCGGCCTTCGCCGCCGCGATCACTTCGTCCGCTGTCATTCCGTTACGCTAATTCCTCGCGACGCCCGCCGCAATCCCTCCGTGGCCAAACCCCCTCTTTCGGGCCAATTTAGAATATTTTGGTAAATTTGCCATTATTCGCCTTGACATTTCTGGTAAATTTACCAATAATGATCAATAGACACAGGGGCACGCCGGCGCCCCAGAACGGCCGGCCTCGCCGACTGAGAGAGTCGGAGCCGCGGCCCACGAAGCCGCAGGGAGAATGAGATGAATCCTGATTACACGAGCCTGACCATTGAGGAGCTGCAAGGGATGTCCACGGCGATCGCCGTGGAGTTGGATCGCCGACGGCAGGCTGAGTTGCCCACGCCGGCAGAGCCGGAGCCGGATGAACTGCGGAAGATCATTTGCCGGACAAAGGATCTCAACTGCAAGGGCAACGGCCCGATGGAGACACGGCGCGTGAGGTTGCCCGACGGTACGACGGGCTGGGCGAGCGACTTGGCTCAAGATCTCAGCGGGAGCTGGGAGCAAGGATCCTACCTCGCTTCGCAGCGCCGATGCAAGGAGCGGGGATTCTTTCCGGTTGGCACGATCGTCCTGGCGTACGAGTCGTCCATCCGCGGCGGCTCAAAGTCCGGTCCCGCGAGCGTCAATGCCGGTATCATCGTCTCCGCCAAGGAGGACGCCGAAAATCCGATCCACTGGGGGCTGTCGACCAAGGGCCGCGGCGCCAACGTCCAGGTCCAGACGCCGGCCGGCGAGTGGGTAAGCGTCTAACTGCGAACCCCTGCCCGCGCCGTCCGGACTCGCAACCCGGCCCTATTGGGAAGTGCGGCGCGGGCGGCTTTTAACGCGAGGATCAAAATGAGAATCTGTTACGCGAAATCGCCCATCGAAAAACACGGAGTCTGGAGACTGTGGCGTGCCAAGCACTGGCACGTCTATCGCACGATCGACGCCACGGCAGCGGTACCTGAGGGGGCTGTGGAGATCTATCGGGACTGGGAACTGTCGGTCTCCGATGCCGAGATTCAGCGCATAGTCGCCGGCGAGGCCCAGTTCGGCGAGCCAATCGGGGCCGAGTATGCCGCCGACATCGTGCGTGGGCTGCGGCACGATCCGGGCACCCACGATTGGCACGCCTGGATGGCGCCGATCCACCTCACCGCAGAGGAGGCGGCGGACATCTACGCCGACGCCATGACGCGGCCGAAAACGCTTCACTCGCATATCGTCTTGCGGCCGTGCCACTCGGCCGACGGCTGGTTCGCATGGATCGGGCTGGGATCGCTCATCGATGCGGTCCTGAAGCCCGATCTGTCGGCCAGGTGGAAGACCCGCGAGCAGGCCTTGCAGGCCGCCGTCAGCATGATCGCCGATGCTCGCCGCGAGTGCATGGCGGAGATCGAGCGCCTACTCGACGGCTGGGACGCGGAGGCGGTCGACCACATCCGCGAGGGTCGGGTGCCGGTGGCGTTCGGCGTGGTCCCGTGGTCGCGGGTCATCTACGTGCACGAGGGCGACTCGGCGGGCACGTCAAGCTGGGATCTGCCGATAGTGGAGCGATTGGACGGTGCGGCTGCCATTCGGCGCGTGAAGGCCAGGCGGGATTCGGAGTGTGATCGAGCCGAGCGCAAGGCGGCGCTCCGGCAGCGCAAGAATGAGCGCAATCGCCGCAACAAGGGCACGATCGCCTCCTGGCTGCGGCGAGCGGGCTACGTCCGCGACGACGGCGAGGTGGACATCCTCAAGGCCGCCGCGGACTTGGGAATCGACCAGAAGAACTTGCGGCAATACCTGGCCGGGGAAATCTCGCCGAGCGTGGAAACGCTGGAGCGGATCGCCAAGGCGATCGGCTGGCAGGTGCGGGTATTGTTCGAGCCGGGCAAGTAACGGGACACTCCCCGGGACAAAACATCCGCCGAAATCGCAGACCCGCGAGAAAGCGCGGGTTTTTTCGTGCGCCTATCGGGACAGTGCCGAGCCGCAATCCGCCTTGCAATCCGCCAAACGTGTCGTACAATCAAGGCATGAACGACATGGCAGCTATCCCCGGGTTCTACACGGTCGATGAGGCGGCCAGGATCATTGGCAAGTCTCATTCTCAGGTCTGCCGCTACATCCGGCACGGCCTACTCTCCGCCAGGACGGTCGGCAAGAGCAAGCTCCTCGAGCAGGCCGACGTTCACGAATTCACCCCGCCGCCGCGAGGGAATCCGCTTCTCAGGCAACGCAAAGCCTAGTCAGTAGGCATCTTAGGGAAATCTGGGAATTTTCCCTAAACTCCCCTTGCAATTCGCCAAACATTTGGCTATCTTAGCGGCATCCTGAATCACAGCACCCTCTGACGCGGCCTCTTGCCGCACTCGGCGGGTGCTACCCGACCGACAAAAGCCCGGTGCGTGAGTCCGCATAAGGTGGACTGCATGGATGTGCCGGGTAATGGATGATCCATGTGTCTTGCTGCGCGAATATCGCTGGCTTCACGTTTTCTTGCGGCCGATAAAACCGCAAGAGGCGGGGCGAGTGATCGGCAGGCGACGCATGGAATTGATTTCACTGCTCACTTGATCGCTGGGTCTCTCTGCGGACTGATTCCATCCGGCTGGCAGCTCGTCGTTGCCGCCGGTCCCCCGTCCGGCGTCTCTGCTGTGCTCAATCCCAGGGCAGCCGGCGGGGGTTTTTGTTCTTGTTGTCGGCGATGGTCGCTGGCGTTTTTCCCGGTCGGCGCGTGCGGGGTGCGTGCGCGCCGGCCGGAGGGAGTGTGAGCGCGGAGCCAACGAGCAATGAACACGAATCTATCGGCTCTCGAAGTGCGGCATTTCTTCGCAAAGCGTTATTGGCTGCGGAAAGGCGGCGACGCCGTTATGACCGAGGCGGAATATACAGAACTGCGTCGCGGCAGACAACTCCCACCAGGCAGGATGCGTGACCTGTCGTGTTTCATCTCCGGGTATCTGAAGGCAAAGGAATAATCGTATGAAGCCGCAAATTGACCCTGAATTCCAGTCTCAAATCCCGCCGCTCTCTGCCGAGGAGCGCGACCAGCTCAAGGCAAACATTGCTGCCGAAGGTTGTCGGGATGCGCTTGTGCTGTGGAACGGCATCCTGCTGGATGGCCACAACCGCCTGGAGATTTGCGAGGAGATCGGCAAGCCGTACAAGACCATCAGCGTCAAACTTGCAGACCGCGACGCAGCGCTCGAGTGGATCATTCGCAACCAGTTTGGCAGGCGGAATCTCACAACGTTTGCCAGGGCGGAATTGGCGTTGAAGCTCAAGCCTTTCGTCGAAAAGAAGGCAAAGGACAATCAAAAGCGGGGGGGCAAGACTGCTGGGCGAGGAAGGGAGAAGATCAAACAGGTTTCTCCAATATTAGAGAAACCTATTCACACTGACGTAGAAGTGGCCAAGGCTGCCGGGCTGAATCGCAATACCATCCGCGCTGCTGAATTCGTCTCCAAACATGCCGACGAAGAAACCAAGAAAAAGCTGCGGACAGACCCAAACATCAAACTGCATCGTGTAGCCAAGGACCTGCGCGAAACCCAGCAGCAGGAAGAGCGTCAAGCGAAACGCAACGAGGCGGCAAAAGACACTCCGCTGGACTCCAGAATTCTCGTGGGCGACTTCCGCAACCTGGCGGACAAGATACCCGATGGCTCGGTGTCTCTGATCTTCACCGACCCGCCGTACAGCCGCAAAGCGGCGGAGATATTCCCAGAGCTGGGAGACTTCGCGGCGAGAAAGCTGGCGGAAGGCGGGAGCCTGATTTGCTACGTCGGGCACGTTCAGCTCCGCCAGGCGATCAACGACCTGTCCGACCATCTTCGCCACTGGTGGACGATTGCTTGTGTCCACTCCGGCGGAAGCACGGTCATGCGGGAATATGGGATAAACGCCTGCTGGAAGCCGGTTCTCTGGTTCGTCAAAGGGACACGCGACAACAAGGCGGACATGGTGTACGACGTGATGAGCGGCGGCAAGGAAAAGGATCATCACGACTGGCAGCAGGCGTCGGCTGAAGCTCAGTACTGGATCGATCACCTGTGTCCCAAAAACGGCATTGTACTCGACCCGTTTCTCGGAGGCGGTACGACTGCGATAGCCGCCAAACTTCTCGGCCGCAAGTGGATTGGAATCGAGATCGACAAGGACGCTGCTGCAATCGCAAGCAAGAGGTTGAGTCAATGACGCGATCATTCGACAAAAAGGTTCATTGTCCGAAATGCGGTGAATGGCACACCGCCGAGACGGCTTTCGGTAGATGGATGCGGCACAACGGCTTGCTCGATTCTAAGAGTGGGATTGTTTGTTTTGACTGCGATATTCTGCTTCATATGTACGCACAACTGCATGGCAAGCAGAAGATTCGAGACGTGCAATGCTTGATGTTTGTGGAAGTGAAAAGCCGTGGGGCACGCCCAAGCTTGGCGCAGCGGGACACACTTTCGTTGTTCGCGCAAGTTCTCAGAAACAGAAAAGACAATCTGCATAAACACAAACGGGGGAGGCACCTTGTGGGCCATGTGACTCCGACAAAGGCTTACAGCCAAATCAAGGCCGCGGAAGTCAAGCTACGCATGTATGGTGGACACTTGCTTCGCCTCAGTGGAGATTCTCCGGAAGACAGTCAATGGATGGAATGGGATGGAAGGAAACTGATCGACCAAGCGACGTTGGTCGGTCTGTTGAGATTTGAGATTGACCCTGACACGCTTCGTCCGCTTGACCTGCGAATCCATCACGCAAACAGGCAAATGTACTTCATCGACAAGGTATGAGTGCCATGACCCACCTCCCCATCGGCCTCCTCCTCGCCGCGTTCACCATCGTCTGCTTGACCAAGCTGGCTGACGCCAGCCATAACGGCACGGAGCCGACGGCGAGTGTTCGTCGGCGTTTTTTCCCGGTCGGCGCGTGCGGGGTGCGTGCGCGCCGGCCGGAGGGAGTTGTGAGGTAATCGCATGAATGCACCAACAGCCTATTACGACGAGAAACACCGAGTTGTTGCCGTGATTCATGGCCTCAGCGACAAGTGGATTTCGGCTCGCGGAAGGCACCGGGTGAAGTCGCCATCGCTGCCGCCGCGTG